GAGGGATAGGGGGCAGGTGGAGGGGATGGTCAGGCCGCTTTCGCGGGTGCCTTCTCGACGATCACGCCCGGTAGGTTCAGCGTTTGGCCATTGCTGTTGGCCAGGCTGTCCAGGGCCGGCTGGTTGATGATCAGCAGGTCCTCAGTGGCGTAGCCCGCGGCAATCGCTGCGATGAGCGCGGACTTGTCGGTGACGCGGGAAACCCATTGGGTGGTCGGTGCCGTCGCAGTGCGAGAGCGTCCGGCGGCGCGGGCAGGGGCCGGTGCAGCGGGAACTGGCTCCGGTTCGGCTACGGGATCCGGTTGCTGCGCGGTAACGGCTTCCTGCTGCTCGAGTTCCAGGCGCTGGCGCTCCTCTTCGCGGATGCGTTCGCGTTCGGCCTCGAGGCGGCGCTCCTCTTCCGCCTGGTGCTCGGCGATGCGCGCGTTGATCAGCAGCACCAGGTCGTCGTTGGCCTTCAGCACCAACTGCTGCGCATCGCTGAACAGGAAGGCGTGGTCGGTCGCCAGTTCGCGCAGGCTGGCCAGGTTCTGCTCGATGAGCGTGGCCCACTTGTCGGCCTCGATCTTCGCTCGGGCCAACTCGCCGTTGGCGCCATCCTGCAGTCCGGTGATCGTCTTCTTGCCCTTGATGGCGTTGGCGAAGTCGACAGGGATGACCGGCAGTTGCACCTTGCCCAGGCGCTGGTTGATGGCCGCCACGTAGTCGCAGAAGTCCTGCTCGGCCTTGCCCTTGATCTTCAACCGGATGGCTTCCTTCTGAGTATCGACCAGCTTCTTCAGCGTAAGGCGCTTGTTCCGCGTTTCCGCGGCGATCTCGTCGATGGTGCGGAACAGTTCGTCGATCGAGGCCGTCTGACTCAGCGCATGCTGCTTCGCAGCCTCCAGGCGCTCCTCGACGTTCTCGCACCACTTCACGGTCAGCGCCGCGTCGGCGAAGTGCTGGTCGGTGGTCAGGTCGGTGTTGATCTTGGCCAGCACGCCCAGGGCGGTGGCCTTGAATTCTGCCAGGTTGCTGGCCTCGACCATGCCGGTGACCTTGATGTGCAGGGCCGGCAGGTGCTCCGGCGCGCGGCCCACGGTTTCGGCCTTGGGCGCCTCGACTTCGAAGGCCTCGAGGTCGGCGGCGAACTGGCGCCAGCCAGCCTGAAGCGCTTCGGCGCGGCCGACGACCGGGCGGTATTCCATGTGAACGAAGTTGGCGCGGGTGCCGTCGGAGCAGACGAAGATCACGCGCTCGGCGGCGCTGACCAGCAACTGCTGTTCCAACTGCCAGTAGTAGTGCGGCTCCAGCTCGCCAGCGCGGACCTGGGCCACGAGGTCGGCATTCCACAGCTTGTGCTCGAACAGGACGGTCTCGGCCATGTCCATGCCGTCCATGCTCGCCAGCAAGTTGCCCTCGGTTGCGGTGACCGGGTACAGCTCCTCGCCGATCATCTCCTCGACGATCAGCCGGGCGGCAGCTTCAGCGGCATGACCGCGGTTGAACAGCGCCTGCTGGTGCTGGCTGACCTCGGCGGCCAGGCCGGTCTTCTTCTGCTTCAGTAGGTCGCTGCGCGACTGGTACTTCGAGGCGCCCATCATGGCCGGAGCCTCGGAGGCGGTGAAGTGCTGGGCACGCAGCGCGTGCCATTCCGGCGAGCCCTGGACTACGTTGTGGATAATCATGCGGATGCTCCTTCGGTGACCAGGCCGCGGATCTTCTCGACCTGTTGGGGGGATAGGGTGTTGCCGCTGCTGACCGTGGCGATCACCTGGTCGGCGGTCTTCTTGCCGCTGGTGATGAGGCTTCGCCATTGCGGCAGCATCTTCTCCAGCTTCTCGTCCGGGTACGGCGGTTTGCCGTTGCCCTCCGGCTGCTGCTCTGCCTGTGCGCCCGGTTGGGCGTCGTCGCCCCGGTCGCCGTTGGTGTCGAGGTCGTCGTCGGCGGCGATGTCCAGCAGCGCGGTCTTGGCGTAGCGGCGGAGGTAGGACACGATCGCGCCGTAGTCCTTGATGTCGCGTTTGTCTTGCGCGGGGAGAGGGATTTCATCCTCGATACAGGCGCCGCCGGCGTGGGTCAGGCGCGTGTAGATCGAGGTCCCGGTGGTCGTGGTGCTGCGCCCGATCGACTGCATAGTGCCCAGGCCGTTTTCGCTGAGCGGTTTCCGGGTCTTGCTGTTGATTTCCTCGAGATCGGCGTAGCGGAACTTGTAGGAACCGCGCTGCGCGCCGGTGTTTTTGTCTTTGATGGGAATTTCGACTTCGCGGTTTTTTGCGATCGGCTCGAATGCCCCCTGAGCTTTCGCGAAGGCCGCGTAGAGCTGGGCGACTTGCTCGGGAGTGCCGTAGGTCGCGCGGTAAATGAGGATGGTGTCGTCCATGGTTTCTCCGGTAATTGGGATCACTTAGCGGCGGTTGGTGCCGTAGCGGGGTGTTCTGCAGTGATGCGGCCGCCGATAGCTGGTCCGAGCATCAGGATGATGTAGAGGGCGGCTGCGCCGAGGGCGCCGTACCAGATGGCTTTGCGCTTCGCGTTCATGTCGGGAGCATCCTGTAGATCAGCCAGCCGTAGAACGGAGCCACCAGGGCCAGCAGGCCGATGGCCGACGCAACTTCGGTGAGCGCCCGGCGGGCGCCAGTCGCATTTGGCTTCATGCGGAGGCCCCTCCCTTGGCTTTGTCGATTGCGCTTCGGGCCGCCTCGATCGCCGCAGTTGTGATCGCGTTGCGATGCTGCGGCAGATAGCCGACCAGCGCGCAGTACGCCTGCTCCAGGGCGATGAGTAATTCGGGGCCGTAGCTTTCAACGCGCCGCCGTGCTGCGCGTTCCGCCCGCTTGCGGTTGTCGCGCTCGATTGCAGACTGCGCTTCCTGTTCGGTGGCGTAGAACCTGTACCAGTCAGCGCGCTTCGCGATGCGCGTGCCGTCGGCTCGAACGTAGTAGGCCTTCGTTTCCCGAACGAACTCACAGCGGCTAGCTGCGTCTCGGCCGGCCCGGACTTGAAAGCGGGTGATTGGATTCATACCCGAGTGCTCCTGAGTTCTGCCCAGCGGGCGTCCGACGCGGCGTCGAGCCGGTGGCGCATGTCGTCGTAAATACGGGTGTCGATGAAGCCGACCGCATAGGCCAGTTCAATTTGGCCGTGGACGAACTTCTGGTCCGGGCGCGGGAACGGTGATCGGCGCATCGCCGTAATGCCTTCCTCGATCATCAGCACCGCGCGGTCATTGCTGAAGGCCATCGTCGTCCTCCTGCTCTTCGTCCTCGGGCTCCGGTTCCGGCTCCGGCTGGTCCCAGAGCGGGTCGACGGCACGGTCGTAAGCCAGTTGCGCGTTGCTGAAAGCCGCGCGGTTGCGGCACTCGCGGTATGTCCACATCGGGATGCTCTCCGTGGTTCACCTGCATTCGGCTGAACACTCGCGCCGCCGGGCTTGCCCGATGGGGAGGCGGGGAGCGTTCATGCGAATGCGGGCGGTGAAAAAAGCCCGGCCAGAGCCGGGCGAAGAGGGGGAGCGCTGCATGCGCAGCGGGGAGTGATCGGCGCGTGGGCGTCCCCTCTGGCTCCGTCCGCGCCACCAGCCGGCGGCGTTGCTCGTTGGCTCGCCTGCTTACGAGGCAGGTGCCTGACTCGGCTGCCGATCACTCTCCGCTGCGCCCTGGTGCTGGAGCACCAAGAGAGCGGGCAGGGTTTCTCTCGCTACAACCAATATCCCCGGTTCTTCAACCCTGCGAAGCACCCCGGTTTAGCTGGTCCTCGGCTCTCGGTGTACAGGGCCAGCACGGCACACCGGTCATCACCTCTCGGGTGGTGTTCTTTCAGAGGGCGGTGCAGGCCCGCAACGCTACCGGCGCCGACTGGCCTTCGATCCAGATAACCGCCGCCCCGCCAAGCGACACGCTGGCCCGGCCGACGGTGCGGGTGCGCTGCGGTTCGGCCCCGCGGTACGGCCGGTATTCGATCAGCGCGGGCGCCGGGTGCTCTCGGTTCCAGGCCTCGACCAGCTCCGCCGGCGGCACCGGCCGGACATTGCCGATCTGCTGGTAGATCTCGGAGCGGTGGATGGCGACGTCGTCCGGGGCGGTGATGCCGAGGCGCACCTGGTCGCCCTGGCTGCCGAGGACCGTGACGGTGATGTTGTCGCCGATATGCAGGGTTTGGCCGGGTCTTCTGGTCAAGATCAGCATGGTGTGACTCCGTTCGGGGTGGTGGGTGGCCGTCAGCCCAAGCGATCCGGGACGACCTTCATTGCCTCGGCGACGAGCTTGTGGGCCCCTTCGGAGTCCACCGTGGCGAACCCCTTTTCGGCGTGGTCCCACTGCTCATCCTCGTCGCCGGGGAAGTTGCTGCACGCCACTGAACAGACGCCAAGCCCGTCGGGCTTGAAGTAGAGGCGCACCTCCGGGCCGTCATCCCCGCGATCAAGCATCACGAGCACTTGGCCCAGGTCTTCGAACTCGAACAGCTTCGCGAACTGCTTCATTTCCTCTCCTTTCACGGTTGGCAGCCGGCCAGCGCGCCGAAGACCATGCGGGCGGTGGTCGCGAGGCCGACCATGAAGATGCCCAGTCCCAGGCCGAGCAGGGCACCCTCACCCACGGCTTTCAAAGTTCTTCTGTTCACGTCTTGCCCTCCAGGGCGTGTTGACTTCCTCGATGCCCCTCACGGGAGGGCGAAGGGCATCTGAGAAATCGGTGTTGCTGGCCGGCGTTACGCGCCACCTCCGGCTGGGCGGCTACTTTCTCGGGGGACCTGAGGTCCCGACAGCCAGTCGCGGCTCTTCGCCCACTGGCTCTCCCTTGATCTAGGGCCATCTACGCTGCTGGCCACGGGGCGAGGCTCCCCCTGAACCCGTTCTGCCTGTCGGCAAGGCCTTGGCTCGCTGTGGCCTGTTCTGTCGTCACGATGTTCTGTG